TACGTGAAATGACCGGCATACAAGCAGCTGGAGCGTTAATCGTGGTGGCACGCCGTACCGGAGCACCACAAGTCCGCGAGCTATCAGCACTCGAACTGATCGGCGCTGAAACGCGATTCAAGGAAAGGGTAGAACGCTACTTCGCTTCGCTCGTAACAGAACAGCCCAAATGCCATTCATAGGTCTTCAGGGTAAAGAAGCCCGTGATCCAGCCAATACCCTTCAGGGATTAGTTCCTGCGTTTCGGGACATGGAGCGAACCAGCCTTCTTCATCTAGCTCCCAGCCAGCCTTGGTTCGTATGGCGTAGACGCGGTCCCATTCTGCTTTAGCGGCATTTATTGCGTCTAAGTGGTCGTACCATGTTGGACATTTTTCCAACATAAGTAGGTTTTCTCTGGCTTGGTAAAGACTCATGGTGCGTAAGTAGGGGCAGTGTGTGCCTGGTAGAAACCTAGAACACATTCAAGGATTTTGCAAGCGAGCCGCGCCATTCATTACGAGTAGCAAGACGCTAAAAATTCGCCCTTGCCTAGATCACCGCATTCAAGCGGCCAGGGCCGGATTTGCCATTCAAGCAACTGGAACGTGTCACCACATGCCGCCAGCGCACAGCGGGTCGCGTGATGCACTGACGTGGATATTACGAAATATTTCGAGGTGGTTCGTCCATCGCCCATGGTGAGCAGCACTAAACGCGGGCACGCGAAAAAGCGAGCTGCGCTCGCAGCTGGTACGTGATTCACGCTACGTAAGCAAAGCCAGCCCTAGGTTAGGACTGGCACGGTTTCGCTTAAGAAAGTTTCGCAAGTGTTGAGGCTGCTTTGAGTGCTATTTCATAATTTTCGCATTGTGTCGCTTTATTAAGAATCTGGAGCGTTGCCTTGATTGCAAGATCCCTTGGTGCGTTGCCGTCCGCGTCCAGGTTGTTTGCTTCATTAATCCACCGATAGGCGGATGTCTTAGAGACACCCTGCCCTTCCAAATAGCGAACGATCACCTGACGCGGTTGCTGCGCTTCTTGAAATGCGCGGATCTCCTGGATTGCTTCTATGCGTTGCATTGCTAAGTGTTTTGGGTTTTGGGAAAAAGCAAGCCGAAATGGTGGTTCGGGCTTGTCGTGGCCAGCGTATCACCAATTGGGAAATTTTGGGAAATTTCCGCGATTTTGGTTTTGGGGCTTGTGGTTTCTTCTAATGTATGAGAGGATCAGCAGGAACCCCACTACGGTTAAAACCATGCTTGAACTAACAGTCATTGCAGCCTATGGCCGCGCCTATAACAGCAAGGCAGCTATTTGGGCTGATTGGTCAGCTGGTAAGGACTTTCAGATTGTCAGTGCTGGCAGGGACTGTGGGCGTTACATCAACAGCGCAGACGCTGACCGCTTCGGGCTTGCTTGTGTGTTGGTACGTTACGGGAAAGGCTACGCGAAATCAGCGAGCGTCAATCTCATCAAGGGTCGGATGAACTAAGCTGCTACAGTATTGACTCAACTTAAAACCACTTACTCCAATGATCACCCGTTTCCAAGTTACAAAGACTGCCAACCGCAAACTGACGGCCAAAGGTCAACCCGCAATGCTCGCCATGCGAACCTCGGCGAACAGTTGCCCCGATACGTGCGAGCATAAGATCAACCGGACTTGTTATGCCATGTTTGGCCACGAGGGCATGGCATGGAAGAAACTCAACGATGGTACGTCCAAACGTGGCGGCGACTGGCTGGACTTATGCGATCAGCTGCGAGACCTTAAGCCAGCACCTGGCACGATGATCAGGGTCAACACGGCTGGAGATTTGCCGCATCATGGCGGCAGAATAGATCCCACCGTTGTCGGCTTTCTCGCTGACAGCTTTAAGTTTCACAAGCTGAGGCCCTATGGGTACACCCACCACGTGCACAGCACAGAAAACCTAGAAACAATTAAAGAGCAGAACCAGGCAGGCTGGACCATAAACCTATCCTGCAGTTCTGAAGCCCGGGCTTCGAAGATGACACGTAAAGGGTTTGCTTCAGTTTGTGTTGCTGCTCACGATGATGAGCGCAAACAGTGGACCGATGAGCACGGCGTCCGATTCGTAGCCTGCCCTCAGCAGTATCGCGACGGCGTCACCTGTCAGTCCTGCAAGCTGTGCGCCAAACCTTTGGAAGCTCAACAAGCAGCCGATGGTTTCCGGCGCTGTGTCGTTGTCTTTAAAGCGCACGGCGCTAGGAAGAAAGCCCTCAGCCAGTGGATCGTTGACAGTGTGACGCTTTGAGAATTGATTCGCGCGTCACGTGTCGACAGCTGCTGTTGATGTACTAGGATAAGGACCGAACGGAGAGCACCACATACGCCCGTTCGGTTCTATTTCCAATGATCACTACAACCACAGCCGCGATCATCGCGTTGATTCTTTTACCGCTGATCGTGATTGTCTGGGCTACTGAGTCCAAGACCCAACGCCAGACACGCCAGGCAACACGCCTCAGCCGTCACTACGGCCTCAGCCAGCGTCAAATTGCTCAGCAGCTAGGGATCAGCCAATCCACTGTGTCGCGTCGCTTAGCGCGCGCTTAGTGAGATTAACCCCCGCTTTTACAAACCTTTACATCAGGACTTCTTATCATGCTTAACTACATCAAAACTAAATTTGCCCAAACGGTTCTTTTTAGTGTCATCGGCGTTACGGCCGCGTGTGGTGGCGTCGCCATCGGTTCAGTGCTCGCTGAGGAGCCTCTACGCGGTGACGATGGCCTGGCGGTGCTCGGACTGCTCGGATGCGTTGCCGTGGCCGGTAGCTCGCTTATGTGCGCAGCTGGTGCCGCCATCGACGACTGAGAACGGTTCTCATTCCGTCACAAAATGTAACAATCGACCCGTTCTCAACAAGGGGGGCGGGTTCGCAATAAGGGCGGCCAATAGAAGGACATAGGGAACCTGCTGGCACGTGGGAAACATCTGTTACTGTAATACTAAGGGGGCATCGCCCAAAAGTCAACTATCCTGTAGTACAGGCCCCAAAAAAATACGCCCCAATACTTTCTTCTGTAATACATGGCCGTACGTACACCACCCGCGCTATCGCTACGGCACGCGCAGGGTGAAGTTTTCAACAGCGACGTACGTTTTCGCGTACTAGTAGCAGGCCGCCGCTTCGGGAAGTCCTACTTGGCCTGCATCGAACTCTTGCGTGGAGCGATTGCCAGCCCCGGCGAAACGTTCTTTTATTGCGCCCCGACTTACCGCATGGCAAAAGACATTGCTTGGAAAGTCATGAAACGTATTGTTCCCCCGGCGTGGATCAAGTCCAAGAACGAAACGGACCTCAAGCTGGAACTTGTCAACGGCTCCACGATCGAACTAAAGGGCACCGAAAACGCAATGGCACTACGGGGCCGCAGTTTATCCGGCGTAGTCCTCGACGAAGCCGCATTTATGGACGCTGCTGTCTGGTTCGAGGTAATCCGCCCCGCACTAGCGGACAAACAGGGCTGGGCCTTATTTATTTCCACCCCGGATGGAACGGCCAGCTGGTTTTACGAACTCTGGCAGTACTGCATCACAGGCGACGCCAACTGGAAACGGTGGAGCTTCACTACAATCCAGGGCGGCAACGTCCCGCCGGAGGAAATCGAAGCTGCACGAGGCCAACTCGACCCCCGAACTTTCCGCCAAGAGTTCGAGGCCAGCTTTGAGAACCTATCCGGCCTCGTTGCCGTCTCATTTAGCGACGCCAACATCAGCACCACCGCAAAGGACATCCCAATCCTCCCATTACTACTGGGCGTGGACTTCAACGTGGACCCAATGACAGGAATCTGCGCCGTCACGGACAACGACACCCTCTACGTTTTCGACGAAATCCACTTAACAGGCGGCGCCACCACCTGGGATTTCACAGAAGAAGTAATCCGCCGCTTCGGCCTGGAACGTCGCATCATGGCCTGCCCGGACCCAACAGGCGGCGCCCGCAAAACGCAAGGTGTAGGCGCCACAGACCACAACATCCTACGAAAATCGGGATTCCGCGTCTGCGCACCCCGCAGCCCATGGAAAGTACGCGACAAAATCACCGCCGTCAACACCGCGCTTTTAGATGCCACTGGAACGCGCCGCTGCTTCATCCACCCGCGCTGCAAGGAACTAATCAAGTCCTTCCGCAGCCTGACATATGCCCCTGGAACGGGCCTACCGAACAAAAATCTGGGTGTAGACCACGCATTTGACGCCTTTGGCTACTTATGCCTGCAACAATTCAATCTGGCAAAGTCAGGCGTAATGGGCAAAACTTCATATAGGTTGTACTGAGCTACACAAACTAATGGTTAATTACGAGGGGCCAAAAAAGCGAACACGCGGCGACAAACGCGCCCAAGAATACATTGAGGCACGACAACGCCGGATGTACCGCCACCAACTTGACGGCCACAGCGTGCGTCAAATCGTATATGAGCACAGTGCCCGCGAAGGAATCAGCATCCCAACTGCTTGGCGCGACTGGGACCAAGTAAAACAATGGACTGAAGAGGACTGGATCCGCGACCGCGAAGCAATGCTGGGCCGCATCCAAACGATGCGTCTCCGCGTCGTCCACGCCGCCATGAAAAAAGGCCACTACCAAGTCGCCGCGCAAGTTTTGGATTCCCTGGGACGTGTTCTTGGCGAAAACACCCCCGAACAAGTCTCGGTTCAAGTTCCATCACTAAATATCCAAGTCGAGCCCAAAGTAGTTACCGCCCAACTACCGGAAAGCGACGTAATTGAAGCCGAAATCACGCCCAACAAACAGGTAGATTCAGTTGAACCCGCTCCATAAATCAATGCCCGGACACTACGGCCAAGGCAAAAAGAAGAAGCCCAAGGGAAA